GCAAGGTTCTGGTTTCAGAATGGTAGGTATGATGATAAGGAAGGATCTGACATACCATGTAATGATTGGGGATTCAGACAAGATGCGTTCAGGGATATCGACAAACGTAAGGTAGTTATCTGGAGACCTACGTTTAATGCAGAAACTCCAAGAACATGGAAAAAAGAGTTGACAAACGATGAATGGGATGTTATAATAAGACAGTTGTCTGCGGCAGGATTATATGTAGTAGAGTTGACTTATAGAACACCAGTGAGAGAAGCACTGTATCACATATCAACCTGTAGACAGATCGTATGCTATGATGGAATGTGGCATTACATTGCTCGTAACTTATATAGACCTATGTTAATTATAAGTAGAGAGGGTATCACTAAGTATCATACGCCCCATGCCCTTACAACGACCTATGATAAAGGTAGAAACATATGGTCATGGTTAGATGACATGAAAGACCTACTAGGTAAAAGTAAACATAAAGCAAGACACTTCGAAAAGAAAGATGAGAGATATTATTATGACAATGCCTGATGAAAGATACCAAGCACTAAAGCGTACCGCTAAGTTCTTGAGTGAGTTGACAAACCCAAAGGGTAGATACAAGAGAGACAACATACAAGAGATGCGTAAAGATGCTCACTCTTGTCTACGTCATTACCCTTGGGATATGTACCTCGAAGATTTAGCAGAGATAGCACCACACATACTGGAGAACAAAGATGGGTGACATAAAGATAGATAGAGCAGTAATCGAAGTTAACGGAGCGTGTAACTTTGACTGTACTATGTGTCCCCAAGATAAACGTGTCGGTGGTAGACATAAAGGATTCCTTGCGAAGATGAACCTTATGGAGTTCGAAGATAACCTTCGGGACTGTAAGCAACATGGTATGCGAGTAGTCAACCTAGACGGATCAGGTGAAGCAACCCTTAACCGTAACCTCCCTATGTACATTGCATTAGTTAAGAAGTATGATTGTCAAGCAGTCATCTTCTCTAATGGTTTCAAGATGCATGGTCAGTTTATGAAAGACTGCGTGGATGCAGGTCTAGACTTCTTTAGGTTCTCGTTCGTAGGATCTAACCCAGAGAAGTATCAAGAGTGGATGAACAACACGCGTGGATCATCCTACCATATTATCAAGAAGAACATCGAAGAGATGATGGCATACGTCAAAGAGACAGGTAGTACCTGTGTGGTAGAGACATATCATCTAATCACAGACAATGCCAACATCGATGCAGAACTAGACGAGTACAAAGCATTAGTAGAAGAACTTGGTTGTAAGACTGAGATCTGGAAGATGCACAACTGGTCTGGGGCATATGACATAGGAGATAACAAAAGAGAGGGTACAACTAAGACTTGTGGAAGACCCTTCTCTCCAGATGTTGTAATCCGTGCAGGTGGTATTGACGGTGGGCGAGGCGCAGTTCATCCTTGTTGTCAGGTACTTGGACGAGACGAAGAGGCAGTCATGGGTCATACCTCTCACAATACAATCGAAGAGATCATCCGTGGCCCAGAGTACTCTGCTCTGCGCGAGTCTCATCGAACTGGTGAGTATACAGATTATTGCGGAGATTGTGACTTTTTACTTGACGATCCCGAAACTTTAGTGTATACTAATAATAATAGAGCAACACAAAAAATGATCGGTACAGATTTCAATCTGGAAGATTATAGGAATGGTGGAGTATGAATAAGATAAAGAAGTGGATCAAGGATATATTCCTTGAAGTATACGTCTTGACTATTTGGTACAAAGAAGGTAACGAATTTGAAACCAAGATTACCAAGCGAGTATACAATATGAAGAAGATTAAGAAAGCAACTGCCAAGCACGTCATTGGCATTAAGTCAGACGGTAATATGCTAGAGATTAAGACGGTCGAACCCTTTGACTATCAAATTGAGAAGATACATTAAATGAAAAGATTGATCTATCAGGTGTGTTTAGGCGAACAGTACAAGAGTAAACTTTACTCGCATTGTATACAGAGTGTGGCAGACTATTGTGAGAAGAACGATATAGAACACTATGTATTGCGCACCCCCAAGTTAAGGATCAAACCCGATCCTTTCTCTGGTAACCGAAGCACCAATTCATATATGAAGCACGGTGGTTACCTTCCTATCTATGAGAAAGAGAATGCGTTTGACGAACTAGACAACTACGATCAGATTGCTATCATTGATAGTGACATCTATATCAGAGCAGACGCACCGAACATCTTTGATGACTTCGGTACCGAAGATGCGTTTGGTTGTGTGTTTGAGCGTGAGATGCCCTTGACTGATAATTATAAAGAGAAGATCCTTAACTACTCTCGTATGCAATACAAACCTTTACATGATACTGGTATTGATTTCAACCCAAGTACTATGGGTTATGAGTTTGCCAATATGGGTATGATCTTGTTGAACTGCTCGTTATTCAAACCCTATCTACAAGGGCAGACTGCAAAAGAGTTTCTGACTCGTATGGAGTTCAAGGACTTTGTTGATGGTCTTGCGGCATGGAAGTGGTCTACTGACCAGACGTTACTGAACTTCTTCCTAAAGAAATATAACGTGCCTGTGAAGCATATGGATCATGTATGGAATGGTCTGTATGGGGCAAACACAAAGGTTGATGAGTGTCACTTCATACACTTCTTCCTAAAGACGTTACTACCTGATCAGGGCGAGAATGTCGAAGAATTGATGAGAAAGATATGAAAGCATTTGTAATTGCGTTAGTGGGTCAATCATACGAACCACTAACAAGAACTATTGAGAAGACCGAATCACCTTTGGAGTTACATTGGTTACCTGCCACAACACCCGAAACTATTAAAGATGATCGTAAGGCATTTCCTAAGTTCAAGTGGACTTGGCCAATGTTAGCAGAACAAGATGGTCTTTGTATGGAAACAGGAGTATTCAAGTTTGTCTATCAGGCACAAGAATACAGCAAGAAGATTGCCTGTTCGATCAGTCATATGAGAGCATGGCAGAAGTGTGTTGATCTAGATGAACCTATTATCATATTCGAAGCAGACGCAGTGGTTAAACGAAAGATAGACATTGAACCTGATCAGGCACTCTTGATTGGTCTTAACGATCCTCGTGGTGCCACCAGACGCGCAGGTACATATCATGCCAAACAAGTTGAGTACGGAGAAGGAATCAATCCTGTATCCACAGTCAATGAGTCTGGAGAGAATCCAGTGCCCCAAGGATTAGCAGGTAACAGTGCCTACTATATAACACCTGTAGGAGCAAAGAAGTTACTACAGGAAGCAGAAATATACGGTATGTGGCCAAATGACGCATTTATGTGTAAGGAATTATTTCCTTTCTTACGACAAGCATATCCATATTATACAACAATCAGTGGAGCAGAATCCACAACAACAAGGTAGAGATGAAATGAGCGAACGAGTATTAGGTGATAATGTATTAGTCACAGAACGTAAAGAAGCAGGTGAGACACAAACCGCAGGTGGCATTATCCTCAGTGGTGATCTCAGTACAGGTAACAAAGCGGCATTGGTATTAGCAGTTGGCCCAGATGTCACAGATATTAAGTCTGGTGATGTATGCTATCTCAAATGGTCTGAGTGTTTGCCAGTAGAATTAGAAGGTGTCAAGTGTGGCATCGTAGCACAAGAGTTTATTAAGATGGTTGTGGATGCGTGAAAGCATACGTCATAACAATACTAGACAATGACTTATCGCAAGAAGCGGCAGATACTTGTATTGCTAGTGCCAAAAGGTACGGCATTGAAGTAGAGAAGTTTCCTGCTATTACCCCTCGCACAGAGGGGTTTCAACATAGGGTAGCATTAGCGAACCTAGACATAGAAGCATTCTCTGGTGGATGGTCGAGGGTAGAGAACGCATTGGCGTGTTTCCTATCCCACCGTGAGTTATGGAAGATGTGTAATGAGACGCGAGAAGATATTATGATTCTTGAGCATGATGCGATATTCAAGGATGGTATACCTAAGAACTTCGCATTCAATAAGTGTATTACTCTTGGTAAACCGTCTTACGGTAACTTCGAAACTCCTACTGGATTCGGGGCACAACCACTATCCCAAGCAAAGTACTTTAAGGGGGCACACGCATATATTATCAAAGCATCTGCCGCAGAAGACTTTCTAATGAGTATCATCTCTAGACCAACCGACATCTTTCTTAACACGTTTAACTTCCCGTACCTTGAAGAGTATTATCCTTGGGTGGTTGAGGTTGAAGATACTTTCTCTACTATTCAAAACAAGAAAGGGTTGGAAGCAAAACATACCTATGTGGCAGGGAGAGATGTTAAGGTGGTGGCGGCATGAGTAAGCGAAAGATTAACTTTATAACAGTATGTACAGACGCGTATCCTATGGAGTATGCGCGTAAGATAATAACTCAGTTCGAGAAACTATCTAACTTCAATGTAACATCATACTGTATAACAGACCGACCAAACGAGATCTCTGACATTGCCACCCCCATTGCTCCACCCTTCGGTATTGGTAAAGGTTGGTGGAATAAGATGTATCTTTATAGCGAGGATATGCCCAAAGGTTACAGTGTGTACTTAGACATAGACACAGTTCTAATCAAGAACTTTGATGATGAGATCATAAACTGTATTATTAACCTATCGTTTGGTAGAAAGATATCAGTCGTATCGGATGCGATTATGTGGAAGAACAATAAGTACAGTTCCTCTATGATGGTTATGAAGCACGGTCAGATGGTAGATGTATGGGAGAAGTTTGAAAAGAACAAGGAGTCTTTGTACGGTTACGATGGGGGAGACCAAGTATGGACAGGTCACCAGTTGAACGACAGTGATGTATTCTATATCGATGAGTCATTCCCCAAGTTGAAGATGAATTTAAAATTCCACTTAGGTAAGAAGATATTTGGTCAATGGGACTTTCCCAAACGACTGCCAGTGGGTACTAAGATAGTTGATTGTGGCGGCAAACCTAAACCACATGAACTGAGTTACTTACACTATGTAAAGGAGAACTGGCACGATGTTGAGTAAACTATTTGCAGGAGTCATCCTTGCTATGAGTATTACAGGTTACCTGTTTTACACGCAAGTGCATAAACCCCTTCTAGGGGAGATGAAGCAACAAGCGGCAGTGATTGCCGCACAAGAGATCCGTCAACAAGAACAGATCAAAACTCTCGAAGCACTACAAGCAAACTTCATTAAGACAACCGAAGCACTCAATGTAATGAGCGCAAAGAATGCAGAGATCGAAGCAGAACAAGCAAGATACCTCGACATATTCAAACGTCATAATCTAACTAAACTTGCCGCGGCCAAACCGGGACTAATAACGACTAGAATTAATAGGGGGACAAAAAATGTATTCGATTCGATTGAGAACGATTCTACTTTCATTGATAGTCTTGACGAGTAGTGGGTGTACTACATTAGGCAACTTCTTTGCTGATGACATACCACCCCCTGTAGTTGAGATTCGTACCATAGAAGTAAAGATACCTATCACACACCCTGTGATGCCTCGTGCTATTGATCTAAAAGACCCTGAGTTCTTTGTTGTGTCTGAGAAGAATGTCGAAGAGTTTATGATCGATATAGAGAAACGTGCAGGAACTTTAGTCTTTATTGCAATAACAGTTGACGATTACGAGTTAATGAGTTATAATATGCAAGAGATCAAACGTTATGTTAATCAGATGAAGGAAGTTATTGTGTATTACCGTACCATCAATGACTTCGAAGAAGAAGAAGAAGTAACGCAGGACTAAGAAATCATATACATACATACAGAGAATAAATAATAAGGTTCGAAGAATATGTATGAATATAGTGCAAAAATTGTTAGAGTGGTTGATGGTGATACTGTGGACGTTGACCTTGATCTTGGTTTCGGTATCGTGTATGCTAATCAGCGCATTCGTCTATACGGTATCGACACTCCTGAATCACGGACAAGAGATCTTACAGAGAAAGTCTTCGGTAAAATCGCAGGGAAGTTCCTTGAAGGAAAACTTGGGGAGCGATGCAAGATCCGTACTCGAAAAGACGGAAAGGGAAAGTACGGACGTATCCTCGGAGAGTTTGTTGTCTACGATCACGAGACTGACTCGGAGATGACCGTCAATGATATTATGATCCGCGACCACTATGCGGTTGCGTACTTTGGTCAGTCTAAGGATGATATCGAAGCAGAACACATTATCAATCGCGCAAAGTTGGCAGAACATTACGGTCACCCTAGCGAAGATGGAAAGTACATAGAATTGAAAGAATCATTTGGATTAGACTTTTAGGATAGATTATGAGATGGAACGTACTTGGTAATGGGGATAATGCCCATATGTTTGAACGTGGGACAAAAGGTAAGTTACTGATATGTAATATGCCTCCCTTCGAGATACCCACTAGGGAAGTCCACGCTACCTGTATGGTAGACTACAAGATGATGTTGGCACTAGCACAGGGTCACATCAAACTCGATATGTATGATTGGGTTCTTGGTATGCGTCCCAGACATTGGATGGAGATGAACCCTGCGTTCTATCTCAAGTATGCTCAGAAGATCAAGGCAATGCATACACACATACCTCAGTATGCACAATTGGATGGACAAGACGCAGGACAGGCATCCACTAACTATTCCTGTGGACATATGGCAATCGACTATGCCTGTCGTGTTAAGGGCGCAACAGAAGTACACATCTATGGTTTTGATGCTATGTTCGACACTAACCTCAGATCTTATACAGACCTATTGTTAGAATCAGATCGTAGTGAACAGAACACCTATAGGATTGCCAACAACTGGAGACCAGTATGGACTGGACTCTTTAAAGAGTTCAAGCACGTTAAGTTTTACTTGTATCACAAACATGATAGACTGCAAGTGCCAGTAGGTAAGAACGTAACAATAATAGTAAAGGAGAGATAGTATGCCAAGTAAAGAAGACCTAGTAGTAGTAATGAGAAGGTTAACCGAATTCTTAGGAGACACGTTGAGTGACTTCGTTTCGTGTTGGAGAATATACCCTAATGTACTTATTTGGTGTGGACTTGCGTTCTTGATTGCCGCATTTGTATAAATAAACGTATATTACAAACCATTACATACAGGTAACCCATGCAGAAGTTTAAGACATTCACCGAAGAACTAGAATTACAAGAAGGGGTCAATGATCCTGCCATCTTTAAAGCAGTATTCCTAGCAGGTGGGCCCGGTTCGGGTAAGTCATTTATAGCAGGTAAGACTGGTCTTGGATCTTTCGGATTCCGTATCATCAACTCCGATGACGCGTTCGAGAACTCTATGAAGAAAGCAGGAATGGAGATGTCACCCGAAGAGATCTTCTCGGTCAAGGGACAGGAACTTCGTGGTAAGGCAACAGCGATTACTGCCAAGAAGAAAGAGATGTATCTTAAAGGTCGATTGGGTATTTGTATTGATGGTACTGGTAAAGACTTCGAGAAGTTAAACAAGCAACGTAAAGAACTAGAGAAGATGGGTTATGATTGTGCTATCATCGTAGTCAACACTAACCTAGATACTGCCGTAGGTCGTGACCAAGCACGGAAACGTACTATCGGTAAGAAGATGTTAGAACCAATGTGGCAAGCAGTACAAGACAACATTGGTAAGTTTCAAACAGCATTCGGACGAAACAAAACCTTTATCGTAGATAACTCAGACGGCAAAGACTACCAGAAAGAAACAATGGCGGCATACAAAGGCGTTGGTGTCTGGGCAAAGAAAGCACCAGACAACTCCAAAGCGCGTAAGTGGATTGCCAGTGAGACAAAGAATAAGACTCGATAATTACTCGAAGTCATATCCCGGTGGGTAAGTAATACCTCCGGGAGTTTTGTGGCAGTCAATCATAGTATCTAGTATAGAGTATTCTATGTTCCTGTCTGCCTCAGACTCTTCTCTGAATCTATCATCCCAGATAGTCCGACTAACAAACACCTCGTTCAACCAATCAGAATTATTCTCACGGACACCACCAATGTATTTGTCGTGGTCTTTGTCCTGATAGTTAATATCAATGATCTCAAATCCTTCACAACATATTGGCGAGAACGTAGATCGAATGTGATGTTCGGTGAATCCCTCGTCTTCTCCAGTCTTAGGTACACCTGCAAACACAACCGCATCATACATTGTATTATGTGGGGGTGTTATAGTAACATCACCACCGTGCTTGTATTGCTCGGATGCAGGAACAAGATCAATCTCGTATCGTTTATATAACGAGTGCATCAACTGAGTGAACCTAGACTCTGGTGGTTTGGCAGTATGCATTTGGAAGTCTCTGTAACCCATTGCCATCTTGACAATAGGAAGAAACTGAATCCAGATGTTAGGATCTACCATAGTAGTATCGGCAGACTTGAACGTTGGAGTTGGATGTAGGTTACGATCAGACTTACGAGGATATGTCCAAGATGCTTGTGCCGCATTGAAGTGACCAACAAACAACACCTTATTGAATCCCTTCAACGAAAGATAGTTAAGTACCATAGGGCAGTAGTTGAACACATCATTAACAGTATGAGAGTCGGCATCCTTCCATCGTGTAACTAGATCATTGGTACGCACTTCTGCATCTATGATGTAGTTTAACTTACCCCATTGGTTCTGCTTAGACTCCTTATGGATATAATTCCCAACAGATGATCCTGCCGACCTTTTACCCTTCTGAAGAAGTTCATTCACTGCTCTATATTGCATGGTTTATCCCTTATAAATCTTTTGTATGTGAGTCTCGAATAGTTCGATCTTCTCTAGTCGTTTTGGCCACAGTATATAATCCTTCTCAGGATTCTGTTTCAAGTTGTTCAGCAATGGTTGGATGCCATTGTACAACTTGTCTAGTCGTTCTTTGTATGTATCCACTTCGTCAGAGGTAGCACTGGCACTAGCAACGGCACTTTGTACTGCCTCTAGTTCGTCCTCATCTACAATGGTAAATCCAAAGTCAAAGATCTCGTCACTCATATTTATACCTTTATTTTGCGTTTACCTTTATTTATACCTTGACAAAGTTCCAAAAATACTATATAATGGTATAAATAAGTGGAGAATTAACATGAGTGCAATGGGTGATGTAGTACAGCAGGTACAGGAGTTCGTAGATCCTATGTTATACAATGGGTATACTAACCAACAAATCTTAGATGAGTTCCAACGTCTATACCAAGACGATCCGAACTTCTTCTATATGAACAAGGTTATCACGGAACAACTCCGTGGTCGATCATTCCTAACGGAGTAGATACAATCAGTGAAGAACTGGGACAATCCACAATCCAAATGGACAATTTGGAAACACGCACTTGGGTCATTCTCCGATGAACAGACCTATGGGCAAGACGATAAGATTGCATTGATCAGAACGGTCATTGTTGCCAGTAACCTATTGTGTGCGTATTTGTTTATGATTAATATTGTAGTAGGATGGATGGGATGAGACGTGGAGTAATACGGTGATTAGTTATAGCACAAACTGGATGGGCCCAGTAACGACTCGTTGGTACGAAGATAACAACATACCATTTGAGATCAGAGAAACTTCTGGTAAGATACTCCCAAAAACAGAGTACAAACACTTTCTTGAATCCTATTCATGTGGACGTATTGATATCTATGGATTAGACGAACAAGAATTCTATGCAGGTAAAGGTGAGTACGGTGTCTCGCCAATGCGTACAGAAGATTGGAATGCGTTCGGTGATTGGTTAGATAATATAAAAGATGAAAGTCTAACTACATACAAAGAACTGATACGTCAATTCGAAGAACACCATGGCAAACCTATAAGATGGTTGGAGTCGAAATGAGTGAATATACGCCAGACAACTGGGTAGTACTAAAGATCAAAGAAGGCAAAGGCACATTCCCTTTCTACAAAGTATTAGGAGGATGGAGTGGTGGTTACTTAGGTGGTGACAGTTGGCGAATGAACAGCGGTGTTACCCAAGTTAAAGAAGATGGTGACTACTATGAATTCTATGGCGAAAGTGGTTCTTGTTATAGATGCCACAAAGAAGGTTATGGTTTGAAAATGAATAACTCAGGTGTCTATAATCAGTTAAGAGAACAACAGCAATTCGAAGGGCAAGTACAAATGATGCCCGAAGATACTGATTGGAGTAAACTACTATGAGACGTGGTGAGAAAAGTTTGGAAGTAAGAGCAAAGCAACACATATCTATTTGTTGTAAGACTCTCTGCGAGAGAGAGATAGTAGAAGAATATATCAATCAATTAGAAGAGAGGGTAAAAGAACTTGAGCAAATGGTGGAGAATCTGGGCGAAGAGTCTAGGGGAGAAGGTCGGTGAGTCAGACAAACAAGCAAACACGATTGCAGGTGTCCGTACCGTGTGGTGGTTTACCCATATGGCAACCTGTGTCGCAATCATCCTTAATGCCATTGCCAATCACGGTTGGGGTCTGTTAGGACTGTGATCACCGTAACGCCAGACGCATTAGTCGTTTTACAACAGAGATTAGTCTCGCGTCCTGACTGTAATGGTATTAGGTTAGAAGTTAAAGGTGCAGGTTGTAGTGGGTACGCATATCATATGGAGTACTCATACGCAAGAAAGCACGATGATGTTATTGTTCCACTAGAGGAAGTGTCCCTAGTGATAGACCCCAAGAGTATGCTGTTTATGACTGGAACACAGTTAGAATATGTAGTCGAGGGATTCAGTGAAGGATTTCAATTCGTCAACCCCAATGTAACAGGGGAATGCGGATGTGGTGAGAGTTTCTATTATGATGGCGAAAAAGTACCAACTAGCGAATAACTACCAACTAAGAGGTTGGGAAGTGATATCTGAAGTGATACCGAAATCACAGATTGATGCTATCAAAGAACACGCATTACCTATGCGACAGGAATGTCGTAAGTACTCTAAGTGGGATGGAATATCCTGCGCAGGTAGGTTCAACGGTGACTTGATGGCGTTCTATACTTCGGATGTCATGCGGTCAGTCGCAGAGAGTATTCTTGGTTCCAAAACATATCTATTCAACGATCAAGTAGTATACAAGTTGCCACATGATGGTATGACCTTTGAACCACACTTTGATGACCAGTATGGCACGAACATCGATGGGTCTATACACACAGTCAACCTCAGTGTGGTACTAGATGACTTCACTTCTTGGAATGGCACTCTGTCATTACAGAACGCAGATGACGGAGAGTGGGTAACAGTCTATCCTAAGAGTGGGGATATTATTGCTATAAGAGGACAAACCTGTCATAAGTCTACTGAGAACATTTCAATGAGTCCACGAGGACTGTATGCCTGTGTATACACCGAAGCACCCATGAACATGACTGGGTTTTATAAGACCTTATTCGAAAAAGTTATGAGACACTGTCCTGTTATGCGATAATAGTCTAAGAAAGGGGTTGCGCGATACATAGAATGGTGGTATAATAGTACCCTATTCAGTGATAAAGAGAAGATGATTATGAAAGACAGAATATTCAACTACGCCAAGACTGATGACACTAACGTGTTCTACTTCAATCGTGTAGCAGATGCGTTCACTTCTAAGTTAGATTGGTACGACAATGATGACGTTGATATGATCGTCGTTGATGCCACTAATACCTCACAAGAGACTGACAACATTTTCTCTTTCCTTTACCAAACTGAACCTAACACTGATCAAGTATGGATGCGCTTCGCCAAAGAGTTCGAAGTGACCAATGCTGATCTGATTCTTGATCCAACTAAACCTTCTTATATGATACAGGTGAAATAAATATGTTTAATAATTATACATGCAATGCTGTTACTGGTGCCGCAGGTGGTTACACTCTTCGCTTCGGTGGTCTTGATATGGCGGCACTCCGTCCTGAATGTGTTCTGGGCGAGACTCCTATGGTTGACAAAGAAATATCTCTGTCTGCCAAGAAGTACAGCGTCGATGAACTTATGATCGGTGAGAAGTTTATCTCTTACGATCTAATCCTACGAATGATGCTGAAGGAAGGTGTCATCACTCCCCAGACCAAAGTTAAGATTGGTGCCACTGGAAGACTTCGTGAAGTCTATAACTGTAAGACACAACTCGCATATCGTATGTGGGGTAAGTCGTACTACGGTTGTGTGTCCAGATGATTGACTTTATCGCATCACTAACATTCGGTGAGGGGTTATCCATCCTCATCGTGTTTGGCGTGTTTGTCTTGTGGGTAGAGATTAAAGGGAGAGACGAGCAATGAGTAAACCACGCAATCCTGTTGCCAAGTTCCAACGCAAGTACAACAAGGCAAAGGTCTTTCTTGATCGCAAGCGCGAAGCAAAGAAGCAAGGCAAACTTGTGTATGCTGAATACCAACTACTAAAGGATAGTGACGAATGAATATATTTAGATTAGATAATGATCCTGTTGTTGCCGCACAGATGATGTGTGATAAACACGTTGTCAAGATGGTTACTGAGTATGGTCAGTTACTCTCTACTGCCCACCGTGTACTAATGGGTACTCCAGAGAAACGTCTATCCAAGTCTGGCAAGCGTATGGTCGATCACTATGTAGTAAGAGGTGCCGCCAAAGAACGATTGCTATATAAGGTTGCCCATAAGAATCATCCGTCTGCTATCTGGGCACGAGAGAATAACGAAAACTACCGATGGTTATACAAGCACTTCCAAGCAACTGCGAAGGAGTACGAACATCGTTATGGTCGTGTACACAAGACATATAAAGATCTAGGTAGTATGTTGTGGTTCTCACCTATCGTACCAGACGGTACTGATTACCGATGGGCACGAGAGACAGAGATGCCTCAGTGTATGCCTGATCATTGTAAGCAAGACGATGTAGTTGATGCTTACCGGAAATACTATATAGAGGAGAAGAAAGGTTTTGCTAAGTGGACTAAAAGAAAGACACCCAACTGGTTTCACAAAGAAGATGTCGGTTAAGGAAGTCATCGCCACAGCAATCCTATTGGTATGGTTATCTGCGTCATTAAACAAGTATGACGAACTCTATGGAGTAAGAATGTCAATGCGTAGAATGAATGAGTGCCGGAAAGTGTTGACAACATCAAACTAGCGTGGTATAATATAAACTTAATACACAGACAAGGATACCAATGAACAAGCGACTCAGACATTTGCAACTTAGATCAGCGCAGACTGCGCAACAAAGTAGAAGAAGAATGATGAGACTGAATGTATTATTTGAACAAGAAATTAAATCAATTGAAGGAGAAGATCCGTTATGGCCTATACAGAAAAGCAGTGGAAAGCAGACGTCGAAGTAGCAAAGGCAGTTCTGAAAGAAACTTATGTGAACAACATCGTCTACGTTCAAGAACGTGTTAAAGAAGGTGCTAAAGAAGAAGAATTGAAACAGATCGAAGATCTAATCATGGCGAACGAGCGATTGATTGTATACTTTGATGAAGGTGATGATTGGGTTAAAGAATTACATGAACAGGCAAAAGGCGATGGTGCCGATGATGCCGAATTTGAGGAAGTAAAAGATGATGAAGACGAAGTTGCAAGAATTGACAATGCCAGAAACTCCTGAAGAAATTAACATCGAAGAGAAAGCAGACCATCTTCAAGTTATAAAGAATGGTCTTGTTGGTGCGTTACGCGATGGTGTGACACACTTACAGTTCAGGAAGGTTAACGGTGACACGCGCAATATGATTGCCACCCTGAAGACTGACTTGATCCCCGAAGATAAGATCCCCGAAGCAGGTAAGGAACGTAAAGAGTCTGTTGCACTAGTTGTGCTGTATGACCTTGAAGTTGCTGAATGGCGTTCACTGCGAACCGAGAACCTTGTCGAATATCGGTGTGAAGCATGGCAAGCGTAAAACGCAAACGGAAACCCATGTCCGAAGAGCAACGTCTTGCGGCAAGCGAAAGACTTGCCAAGGCGCGTGAAGCACGAGGACATGATGGTTCCAAGAGCGTACATCCCTTGTTATTGGAACAAGACGATGATAGTCCTATTCATTGGAAGAAGGTTCGAGTATGGATCAAGGAGATCCAGTCGGAACTTACCTCAATGAAAGCAAAGAGACTGTCCAAGGATACCAAAGAGAGACAAGAGTATCAGATACTTGAAGTATACCTTGGTAACCTGAAGAAGTTCCTAGAGTCTAGCATATGGTTAGATATGAGATACGGAAGACATCGTGAAGGAAGGATGAAGACTGTCGTTACGACAATGGCATACTTTCCGTGTGGAAGACCTAAGAGGACTGTAGGTCATTATTATAAAGATGTTGGTGTTTACACCGAGGAAATGAAACATGACGATGACAGAATTTACAGTACAGACAACTACACCCCAGACCCCAGACAACTTTATGAACAAGAAGAAGTTCTCGAAGATGGTGGAGAGGACGGTGAGGAACTCTGGACTTAATTACATGGATTCTATTGTGCATATGTGCGATAAGAATAACATGGAAGTAGAGGACGTTAAGAAGTATTTGACTACCTCTATCATTGACTGCCTTGAAAGTGAGGCAATGAGTTTAAACTTTCTAGAGAAAACTAACTCACTAGATGTTTAAATAACACTTGACTTATGTGTATAAATAGGTTATAATACAATGGTACAATCAAGTACAAAGTGAACATACGCTGAGTAACACAACTGTAATACAATGCATATACTGGAGAAACAAATATGTCTTTTGCAAACCTAAAGTCTCGATCAACCGATATGAGCAAACTAGTAACTGCCGCGCAAGAAGCGTCAGGTCAAACAACCAAAACCAATAAGTACGATGATGATCGCAAGTGGAAACCTACCGTTGATGATAACGGCAATGGTTACGCTGTGATTCGTTTCCTCCCTGCGATGGAAGGGGCAGATATGCCTTGGGAACGATATTGGGATCACGGATTCAAAGGCCCCGCAGGTCAGTGGTATATTGAGAAGTCTCTCACTACCATTGGTCAGAAGGATCCTGTGTCCGAACTGAATTCACGTTTGTGGAATTCGGGTATCGAAGACGATAAAGAAACTGCTCGTCGGCAGAAACGTAGACTACACTATGTGTCAAACATCTTAGTAGTAAACGATCCAACTAACCCCCAGAACAATGGGAAAGTATTCTTCTATGAGTATGGTAAGAAGATCTTTGATAAGATCATGGATATGATGCAACCACAGTTTCCCGGTGAAACTCCGATTAACCCATTCGACTTCTGGGCAGGTGCAGACTTTGAATTGAAGATTCGTAATGTTGCAGGATATCGTAACTATGACAAGTCTGAGTTCAAATCAACTACTGCTCTATATGAGTCAGATGAAGTTAAGTTGGAAGCAACTTACAACCAACAGTATGACCTACATGAATTTGTAGATCCTGCTAACTACAAGTCTTTTGATGAACTTTCTTCTAGATTAGAATTAGTTCTTGGAACGGCAGTTGGTGGTAATGTAACACAAAAGAATGAAGCACTCACTCAGACTGCTGAGATGAATGTGGGACGTTCTGCTCCTCAACCAGAGATCGTTTCTGCTCCTGCCCCAACGGTAGGTGCGGCATCTGATGAAGAGGATACGCTATCTTACTTTGCTAAGATGGCACAAGAATAGGTGATTGGAACTCAGTGAGTGAAAATCTGCTGATATTAAACTCACCTTTAACTAAAACACTAAACCAGACGTGGGTCACGGAGAAGTTTCGAACCAGTTGATCGGGTGTAGGGATGGAGTGATGAGTGTTTATAAGGGGTATGACTGGATGTCATCCCCTTTTTTTATTCCTGTAATCTGAGATTGCGCTCTTGATCGCGTCCTCTGCTAGGACAGAACAGTGTATCTTAACAGGTGGCAATGCTAACTCTTCTGCCAGTTCTGTATTCTTTATAGTGTTGGCATCATCCAAGGACTGACCAATGACCCATTCGGTAAGTAGACTACTAGAAGCAATAGCACTACCGCAACCATAAGTCTTGAACTTCGCATCTTCTATTATCCCTTCTTCGTTTACTCTTATCTGTAGTCTCATAACATCACCACACGCAGGGGCACCTACCATACCAGTGCCCACGTTCTTGTCGTGTTCGTCCATGTTTCCTACGTTTCGAGGATTCTCGTAATGGTCTAGTAACTTCTCACTGTATGCCATTAACCAAATCCTTGGTCGTGGAAACTTCTATCATTGTGATCTTGGGTTGGTAAGTTCTGATCTATGATAGCGGCAGTGTTACTGTTACTATTGTTTGTTACTGTCGATGTCTGTGGAGCAATCATAACGGCACTAGTACCACCTGCCGCTTGTGTGTTCTCTCTAGACATTCCGTCTAGTTCACCGCCTCTTTGTGCTTTGATTGCTTCGATCTGTTCGAGTTTATTATCATTGTTAGACAAGATGCGTTGTCCATATGCGCTGTCCTCATCTAGTTTCTGACCATTCTTCATGCCAGTAGACTTTATCACTCGAAATTTCTCTTCGTCTCTGAGCAATCTATCTTCGGCACGTCGATCCTTGTCTGCCTTTATTTTGGCACGTTTCTTTCTCTTTTCTTCCTGATCTTTTTGGTATGAAGGATCGTCCAGATCCTTTAAGAATTCCGCTGTGTCCGCGTTCATTGGTTTAGGATTAGTATCACTTGCCGCTTTAGTCTTCGTAACTTCTACAGGAAGTTCAGGAACTTCGGATGTATTCTCTGCTTCTACAGGAAGTTCAGGAACTTCGGATGTATTCTCTGCTCCCACTGCTTCTACAGGTGGGGGTGGAGCAACATTAACATAATCGTAGACTGCATCTGGTACTAGTTTACCTAACAGTGAGTCTGCGTCTGGTAGTATACTACCTATCAGTTCCTTTAGTTTATTCAATGCCATTGCCGCGAAGTCACCGACTGCACTCTTGGCATCATCAAACTTACCCTCAAGACCGAGCAACTGAAGGATCTTTGTGAATGCCCCAGTGACCAACGTCTTGATGGTATTCCAAACCCTACTAGGAAGTTCCAGTAACCATTCGAAAGTAAACCCTTCCCCATCTAACCCAAGCATATTACCAACCGCAGAGAACCAATCACTGATTCCTTTTATAGCGTCTTGTATAATCAAGTCAAACTTTAGTTTGAATATATCTCCTGCATTATCTGTGTTGGTGAATATGTCACCCAGACTATCAAAGAATCCTCCAATCAAATCCATTAGACTGAATTCTGAGACCATCTTTCCAAAGTCTTCAAAACCAAGAGTCTTTGCTACGAAAGCGACGATCTTCTTTGGTATGAAGAATATGATATCAAACAAACCACCAATAATATTCTTTGCAAGAGAACCTAAGAAGTCAACGATACCTCTTGTCATCTTCTTACCAAACCCACCTGTCTGATTCTTGAATCCCTTGAATCCATCAAACAGACCGATTAGGGCACTGATGACTTGACCAATGATAGGAATCTTAGTACCGAACACTTTGAATACAGTGAAGACTTTTCCTAAAGATCCACCCTTAGAAAACATATTGCCAAACCCACTCAACAACTTTGTAGGGCCAGCGAACAGGTTCTTAAAGGTTGCCGTTATTTTTGCTAACAGACCACCTGCTTCCTTACTAGACTCGATTGCTTTACCAACGGCACGGAAGGGAGTCAGTAAGAATCGTATCCCTTTGCCAATACCATTCATTATCTTAGACAACATGCCCATAGGTTTGAATGCACCATTGACACCCCTACTGATACTCGTGAAACCTCTAGTACCTGCCATGAACGCATTACTAACGTTCTTCAAGTTCCTACTTAGACTCTTTACTCCCTTGGCAATAGAAGAACGGAATCCTGCTGTTGCTTTGTCAATCCAAGTACCTTTGAGTAATTTAGAGGCAAACCCACCTAACCAAGTTGCCACACCAGTGACGAATCCTGAGACTGCCGCACCGAGAGTTAGGGCAAATCCTGCGATACCCATTCCACCAGTGAAGTCATCTTTCTGGAAACCTTTGATAGGGTTAGGCTTTTTGCCCTCACCTTTCTTATCGTCTCTGCGCTTCTCTTCATCGTCAAGTTTATCCCCCGCAAACGACTTCAAGAACTTTTCCATGTTCTTGTTTAGGTTCGTTAACTGGGTAGTAGTCGCTTTATCTCCACTCTTCGTTGTATCGTTGAGTTCTCTTAAACCGACTGCTACTTGTTTTAGGTTGGTCTCTGCCATTGTTACTGCCCTTGTTGTTCTTGTTTAATTCTATCGTTCTCTTCCTTTACATAATCAATTAACATACTTACATATATCTCCCTTTCCCACGGCATCATTGTATCTATTTCTGATAAATTATAATGATGGTGTTGCATCAACGAAAAGTTGGTCTTATAATGATTGACCAAGTTATCGTGAGAAAGGTTTATGACAAAAAATCTGATATTCCTTTCAGTTTCCTTTCTACCGTCTCTCCGCAACCTTCACACGCAAATTTAAGATCATGTTCTATTGCAGGTAGTTCACTAAGGAACTTTGACACACCTGCAAACTGGTCTGATGTCATGGACTCAATGAAATCAATCAACTCTTCTTGTGTCGATTCACTGGCATCAATCCTTTCGTCTTCGGTTAGGATGGCGGCAATTGATTGTGCTAACATAGCAAAACCCATCTCCGTCTGATCGCCCTCTTCGAGATCCATCTTCAATACATCCGAGTACTTTGGGTATTGCATCTCTACTGATATGTTGTCTGTTATCTCAATTGTGTTTTCCTGATCTTCGGGGAACTTAACTTGAATTGCCGCGATGTCTAGCGACACTTCGTTCTTATGTCCACACCCTTCATTAGAGCAAGGTACAACAATAGTCGCACTCTCTCCAACTGACTTAGATCTAACCTGAGTAAACAGATACTCTACGTCAAATGTCGTTAGACTTTTTGCATCTATGTTTTCAATACAAGCGTCTAGTGTATTGACGATTGCATTCAATGCTTCTTTCTGATGACCAGTCTCAAATGCAATCATTAGTATCTTCTCTTCTTTGACCAAGTATGGTCGGTAACTGACAGTATCTCCAGTAGAAGGGACTTTACAAGTGTATTGCGGTGATGCGTTTAGTTTTGGTAATGCCATAATATTCTCCAATATTAAATAATAATTAAATCTTTCCTAATAGAAAGTTTGTTAATGATGAAATAGCACCACGACCAATTGCTTCGCCTGTGCCTGTATGTTGTCCTACCGTGCTTTCCCAATCAGTGTACGACAGTTGTACTGTCAATTCCATTACACCTTCTTCGGCATTACCTAACTGCTGATCAGAGATCGTAGTAGGGTAACACTCTCGTAATGAAACCGAGTATGTCTTCTTCTCTTGAAATGACGCACCTGCGTCTATCTCGCCTTGCTGTAGATCAATCGGGCCAACCTTGGGTAGTCTGTTCCGTATGAAGGATGGAATCTTATCTACGAATCCCAACTGCTTCTTAAAGAGAGACAATCTAAGTCCTCTCTCTATTAACGCAATCTTCACTGGGTATGTATAATCTTCGAAGTAACCTACGGTACGACTCACTGGATCGTGTGCCTCTGCTTGCCATGCTTCGAAGTACTGTCGTGCCACATGATCGTTTCCTACCAAGAAGGTCAATGTTAGATCTGTAGTAGCATAACCATTAGCAATCTTACGTTGGGTTGTACCCATTGCCTGATCGATGGATGTGATCTGCCGTCCCGGTAATGACGCAACCGTACAGAAGATGTTCAATGTCTGTGCGTCTACAGAAAAGGATGCGAGTTGGGGTAGTTGAACCATGAACTGATTCGCCTTTGCCAAACCACCCGACTTACTGAGTTCTGCTTTTAATGTTTCTATTGATGAACCTGCACTCACTGAATCTGACTCCTACTATCGTAATGTACTTTATAACTGTTTGCCTTACGGAACTGAGCAGTAGGTAGGAAGATTGCAACTTCCCATTCTGGTGCTAGTACTTCCGCGAACTTACTTGTTACCTGTGAGTTCAAGTAATGCTTTAGACAAGGTTTGAAGTATCTTAAACCAGAAGACTTCTTCAACATCCTATAGGTCAATGAAAACTTGGCATCCTCTGTCAACTTACTACCCTGTATATCCATTAAGTTTGCGAAGAACTGCATACGCAACTTAGGTGGCAGGTAGTGTAAGTTAAGTCCCATAAACCCACCTTTGGCAGGGCCGAGTACGATGACCAATGGAAAGATATCATAGTACGGTAATTTGTCTTTATGTTTAGGATCATACATAAACATCTGCATAGAACCGATGATCTGCTTGGCACCTTGCTTCAACTCTTCTTCTTGCATTAGTGCCGTTCTATTGATCGACCTCATATTCTGTGCTTTCTTTAAAAACCACTCACGACTTTCTTTGGTGCGAGGTGTTATACCTGCACGGAATGCTTGTCGTTCTAGTCTTTGTAAAATCTTAGACATTGTTAATCCTGTAATAACTCATGTGTTTATTTATATGAATATTAACGCTTTGCTCGTGGTTTCTTTACACGAGTCTTTGCTTTAGGTCTGAATGGTGGTAAAGGTTTAATAGGTTTCTTTGATCGTAATGGTTTAGGCATCAACCCCATTGCTTGAAGTTTCTGTTCAGTCCAGATCTCGAAGTGCCACCCCCTATCTGCCGCATACTTGGTCGCTTCTTTCCACTTACTCTGGTTCTTAATATAAGTCATACCCTCATTCAGGACGATACGTCTGGATCTACCTTGACCAGTTTTGGGTGGTAATGTCTGGGCATGGGGTTTGACCTCTACCAATACGGTACGACCATCCCTGAACTTTATCAAGAAATCCATGAAGTACCGGTGAATTCGCTTGTCAGTCTCGCATAAGTATGGTATAATGACTTCTTCGGAGTTCCACTTAACTACCTGTGCGGAATCGTCACACCACTTCATAACGTGCCTTTCCCACATACTTCGATACTGTACCTTGGTATGGTCACCTAGATACTTATCTTTATTCGAAGGTTTGTATCTTCCCTTGTAAGTTTTCATATAAATAGATCTATAGAATTTCAGATAAACCTATTTATGGAATAGTTAAATGCTAGATAAATTAAAGACAAAAGCACAACAAAAAGCGGATGAACTAAAAGCAGGTGTTACTGGTTCCTATGAAGTAGGTGCCACCGCCCCCAATACACCTGAAGTCGCATCATCTAGTCAGAGGTTATCATACCCTTTAGATGATGCCGACTATAAAGCAAGGGTTATCTTTAGTGTGCTTGCCACAGAGTCTACTGGTGTTGATGATAGTTTCACTCAACTAGCAGAATCCGCAGATTCTAAAGCAAATGCAATCAAAACACAGATCCAAGAAAAGGTTGATGAGGCAAAGGCAAATTCAAAGAATGGGGAACTTCGCCAGTCTGATATCGATGACATTGAGACACTAGTTGCCGAGGGTAAACAACTCAAAGAACAACAAGCAAAATTCGAAGGTCTATCGAAACAAACTAACACCAAGACATCTATTGAAGATGCAGGTGCGCGTATATCATTATACCTACCGATGGGTCTTGCGTTTCGAGACAACGTAACCTATGAGAACTTCGATCTAGGTGTTGTTGGGGGTGCAATGGCACAGGGAGCAGGTATAGCATCTGCTATGACGGATGGCATTGGTTCATTCATTGGTGGACTAAAAGGGCCCGGTGGACGAGATCTTGCCAAACTAGCAGGTGTTCAACTCGCCAAACAAGCAGGTTCATTTGGCGCAGAAGCACAAGCGGCATTGAAAATTCAGGGTGGAGTAACACTAAACCCTAACTCGCGTATTATGTTCAAGCAACCTAACATACGAGAGTTCGCATTCGCATTCAAGTTTATCGCAAGGTCGGCAGATGAACAAAAGTCAGTCAATCAAATCATTAAGACATTCCGTACTGAACTATACCCTTCTAGTATTACTTCTCAAATTGGTGGACAAACTATCTCATTGGGTTATAACTTCCCAAAGAAATTCCAACTCGCATTCGAATATGATGGAGGAGAGATCCCCGGACTTGCCAAGATTAAACCTTGTTATCTCCGTGACGTATCCACTACATTCAACTCATCACAAATGGCAATGCACAAAGATGGTAACTTCATGGAAGTCGATATGACTCTGAGTTTCCAAGAGACTGCCGCATTGACCCAATCAGATATTAAGGACGGATTTTAATGTCATACTTTAAGAACTTCCCACCTGCTCTATACAGGTTTGGTGACGAACAATCTTTCGCACTTACGACTAACTTGTCCCAGTATGTGGATCTGATTGATCAGGTGAAGGTCAATGCTATTTTCCTTCAGGACTATATTATTCCTGTCAACGAGAGACCCGATCAAGTATCATTTAAAATCTATGGTACTACTGACCACTACTGGACATTGTTTCTGGCAAACGATCATATCAGAGAGAATGGTTGGCCGTTAACTCTACATGAAGTAGACACTGCCGCGATTAAACGATATCCGCACAGGCAGGTTACTGTAAAGATTAAACAACAAGATGTCGTGGACTACTACGATGATGATAACAAACCAATCTTTAGAACTAAACTTGTAGGTACTTCACCTGATCAGTTTCAGATTGGTTCTAAAGTTACTGGTAACGTCTCTGGTACTCAGGGTATCATACTAAAACGTGATCTTTCATTAGGTACCTTTATAATTGATACTATTAATGTGTCTAACCTATCTGAGATTGTTGAACAAGTGGTCGTTCCTAACGGTAATGGTATTGTTGTTTTAGAAAGAACAGATGCTAACGAGGCAGAGACATTTGACTTACCATTCCAGTGGGCGTTACTAAAGGATGATGTTCCTGTTAACGTAACAAAGACACTAGATCCCTTTAAACGTAAGGCAACAATAAGCGGTATACCGTTTAGTCCTACTTCAGTATATAAATTGTCTTACTGGTTAAGTACCAAGAACTTGACAGACGGTAAGTTTACTGCGAACGAAGAACTATCCTATCGTAACCCAGATGGATTCGATACTTCAATGATCGTTGAGTCTGATGTTGAACAATATAAAGGTACTCATCACTACGAAGATGCGACTGGTGCATGGGTGGATATTGATCCGCTATCTCAGACGATACCTTCGGGTGCGGTAAAAGTGACTTTCCTAGACAACCTACGAAAGAACAACGAGAAGTTGAGACAAATTAAGATACTAAAACCTTCTTCTATTAAAGGTTTGGTGAATGAGTTCGCAAAAGTAATGAGTGAATAATGGAAAGACAATCCCAGTTTAAATACAAGGTAGCAGAGATTACGTCCGATAGGATGGGTGATCAGTTTACCTTGGATGTTCGTCCATTGATTGTTGAACTCGTGTTCTTCGAATCTTTGGATAAACCATATGTGACAGGACAGATTGCGATCTCTGATGATCAAGCAATCTTTGATAGTATTACATTCTCTGGTACAGAAAGAATTAATATCCAAATGACAAGTGAGTTGTCTGCTAGTGAGAATGAAGATGTTGTTATGGATAGAAGTTTTATTCTAACAGGCATTGATACTATTGTCAAGTCATCTAACTCTGGTTCTTCTTCGATCTATGTGTTCTCCTTTATGGACGAACACGCAATGATCAGCAAGACCAAGAACATCTCTCGTTCAGTAAAGGATGATCTCAACACCGAGATCCTAAAGTTATGTGGTAATGAGTGTGGTGCTGATGTTGATATGTCTTATGCGTCTGAGTCTGTCCAAGGTAACTTCCGTGGTATCATACCCTATATGCATCCATTAGAAGCGGCATCATGGTTGTGCGGTAAAGCAACAACTAACCTTGGTATGCCATTCTTCTTATATGGTACTGCGTTTGACAAGAACATACGACTTGGGTCTCTGGATAAGATGTTGGAACAACCTGCTTGGAATGAAGATATACCATTCCTGTTCTCTCCTGCCAATACACAGGCACAAGAGTTGACTGGCAGTCCTACGTCACAGTACTTCCAAGTACAGAGTATGAAGTCTACGTCATTACAGAATACATTTAAACAACTACAGACAGGTGGTATTGGTTCAAGATATACTGTTACTGATATATCTAACGGACGTAACACTTCTCAGCATTTTAGTATAGACCGCATGATTGATCAAGCACATGAGGTAGGTCTTATTGATAAGACCAAACAGAACATATATGATCCCGAATATAAGACTCCTGACTTTGATGTTGTTAATATCTCTGGTGATCATCTACATGACACAGACGCACAGATATTCCACAATGTAGTTTCTCGTGGAGTATATGGTGATAAGAAGTCTTTACACGACGAAGTAAGTCCTGCTATGTTTCTCAAGAAGATAGAGAATCTGGCATACCGTAATGCAATCTACAAGAATATGATTGACGTTACATTACCGGGCCCGGGATTCATTAAGTCTGGTGGTACTGTCGGTGACAAGATTAAGATCAATGTATTGAATGATGATAACGGTAAGGATGGTGGACTTGATAGACTGAGGAGTGGTGATTTCCTTGTTTACAATACAAGACATACCTTTAAGAACACTCGTCACGATGTGGCACTTACCGTGTTCAAATTAGAGAAGGGATCAAAATGATTAAGTATTATGGAGACAAGACACGATGGTTCGTGGGCGATGTCATTGACGGAACACCCCCTTATGGTTATGAAGGTAGAGTACGAGTGCGCATACACGGTGTACATAATCCGTCTGCACGTCAAATAGCACAGAACGATCTACCTTGGGCACAGGTTGTATTGCCTACTACCGAAGGTGGTGTGTCTGGTTTGGGCACTACTCCAAGAATAGAAGCAGGGGCACTAGTCTTTGGTTTCTTTATGGACGGAAAACAATCTCAGGTTCCTTTGATCCTTGGGTCAATACCTCGTACCGAATACCCTAGTCCAGTACAGAAATCTGTTGCATATCAAGATCTAACCGAAAGAACTGATCCTAACGTAGAGTTCTACAATATATCAAAATCAGGTATCAATGAGAAGGATCCTTCTCTTGGTAATGAATTGTCTATGCAACCTATCACAGAAGTGATGGCAAAGTATCGTAGAGATATTGCTGTAAGATTCTTTTTGTCAAATGGTTACACAATCAAGCAGTCGTGTGCTATCGTGGGTATTATGGCAGAGACAAATCCTACATTCAATACTACTTATGAGAATGCAGGTGGTACTGGATTGATGGGATGGAGCGACATAAGATTAACTCGACTCAAACAGTTTAGCACATCTTGGATGTATTTTAGCGTACAACTTTCCTTCATTATGTTTGAACTAAATACTACAAAAGTAGATGCAAACGTTCGTATACTTAACTCTGATGTTATTGATAAGAGTAAAGGTAAGTCTTTAGGTGAGATACTTTCTAGATTCTATGCTCCTATTGTAAACGATTATAGTTCCCAAGTCAAGAGAGTATATGAAATATATGCTAATAAGGTATAACGATGTCTAAGATAGATACAATCAATGCTAAACTTGCCGCCAATGCCAAACAGGTCGGAGCAGAGTCGCACACTGGTAATATTTTACAAGCGGCAAAGAACGCTACCGAAGTAAAGAAAGCAAACACGTTGACCGTGCTTGGTAGTGATGTGGGTGTGGTGACGAATGGTTATCAGAGTTTAGACAACTGTCCTATTAGTCAGACCGATCCAAGCAAACTATTAAACAATGTATTATCAGGTGATACCTCTAGTAAGTTGACTCAGGTGATGCCTAGTGCTACTGCATTCCCTAGTACTGATCCTGCCGCATTCAAGGTAAAGACACTGGGTGCCGCGACTACCTCAATGGTAGCACAGGTTATCCAAACAAATGTATTCGATAGTGCAGGTGATCTAATAGGTCACGATTCTGCATCCTTGGGATCATTGGTTCCTACCGTGACACTTGGTGCTGATGTAACTCAGACGGTAAATGAAGTAATGACTTCCTTGACTGGAATCGTACCTCCACTGGAACCAATTACTATTGTGTCTTTGGGTGGGTCTGCCGTAGATGCTATCGCAGGTGCTATAGTAGAAGCAAAAGAATCTAAAGCAACTATCCTCGCTAAGATCAACACCGTGGCAGGTGAAGCAAGTAAGCAAGCAGGTGGTGTTGGACAAGATGCATTGAAAGGCAGTGCCGACATGAAGAAGGTAATGCAGGAAAAGGATACATTAGTCGGTGAGGTTCTAGGTGCAGTAAGTGCCGTAGAAGGTCTTGCTGATACTGCCGCTGAAACTGCCGCAAATGCTGTAGGATCTGCGCTTGGTGGACTACAAGACAAATTAGAAACTAGTGTCGGTGACCTTACTGCATCTATTGAAAATGGAATGTCTGATGTATTGGGTGGCATTACCAAGGCAGTAGGCGAAGGTCTTTCTAATATTGTTGGTCAAGTTGCGGATGGATTATCTGATGTGGTAGGTTCATTACAAGTATTGGGAGAACAATTGACAGGCGCATTGAGGAGTGCTTTCGCAGGTGCGATAGGTGGGTTGCCATTATCTGATGAAAAGGTTTCCGAATTAACATTGCTTATGCAAAAGGGTGATGATGTTTCTAAGACTAAAGCGGCAGTGATACTGGCGCAAGCGGCAGATCCTAGTCCTGCTATGAAGAAGGTTATTGCAGACGCAGGTGATAATGCTTCTACTGTAACTGGTTTTAAAGAACTAGTAGAGTCTAAAGCAAGGGCGGCAGGTATTCCTACCGCAGAAGTACAGAAGTTTAGTGCTACTCAAGACAAGATTGAAGCATCATTAGAAGCAGTGACTACTACTATTGCAGGATCTAATGTATCCGAAGCAGGTACATTCTATAAAGAAGAAGTCGATCTAGCAGTCCTTGCCAAAAGATATAAAGAATCAAGTACTAAAGTATTCCCTTATGTTAACTCTAAGGAAGAACTTCAGTTAGAGATCCGCAAGACAACTCGTGATGTTAGTGAGATCGTAGTCCATGCCACCGAGAGTTACACCAATGCTAATATCGGTAGTGAAGAGATTCATATACGACACATCGAAGCAGGGCATGATGGTATTCAATATCACTATGTCATTAGGCGCGATGGTACACTACAACGTGGTATGCCAACGGATACTCCGAGTACTGCCAGTGCTATTCTGGGTCACGACAAGAACTGTATTGATGTTGTGTTGGTCGGTGGTGTTAACGTACCGTCCGAAGCAGACTATCCATTGTTAAATTTAAGTGCATCATCATTTACCCAAGCACAAATGAAGACTCTAGAAGCAATATGTGAATCATTCTACCTGAAAGTTTCGGGTGGTCAAGTGATGGGTCACAATGCTATAGATAGAAACTCTCAAGATCCATACTTTGATGTTGTGTCTTATGTCGAAAACAAGTTCGGCAAGAAGAGTGTGTACAAAGACCTTCTGACCGAAACATCATTATCACTGAAAGACTTGATTACGAAGAGAGCAGTATGACTACAACAACTAAAAAGGTATCGATAGGTGACAATCCCGCAGTAGAGAATACTGAAGGGGTACCAATTGATGGTTTCCAAGATCCCACAGGTGAGTATCCCAAGAGAGAATACCACTACGGATCATCGATAAACAAATCTGCTCGTGGACTAAAGGTAGAGAACCTTTATCTGGGTGGTGGTACCGAAGGGGTATCGCTGAATCTAGAAGACCAAGAACCTTCTCGTTTCCCTTTCAACCAAGTCAAAGAGACTTCCTCTGGACATATCATCTCATACGATGATACTCCGGGCGGTGAACGCGTACTTATCAAACATCGTACAGGTGCAGGTGTAGAAGTTCGGGCAGATGGATCTGTCGTTATCTCTTCTTTGAATAACAAGGTTGAAGTAACTGGGGGTGACCAAACTGTTATTGTTGAAGGTAATGGTAAGTTGGTGTATAATGGTAACCTCAACTTAGAAGTTACTGGAGATTACAATGTCAATGTTGGGGGTGACTACAACGTCAACACTAACGGCAATCAAAACACCAAGGTAAGAAAGAACAACATAACCGAAGTAGGATTGAACACAAACTATCTTACCAAAGGAACTCATGTCCAGAAGACAGTAGAACACGAGTCGCGTATCGTATTAGGTAACGAGAATCATATCGTTAAGGGATACTGGAGAAACCAGATTGGTGCAGAGATCGAAATGTTCACTGGTAACCGTTTCCAAGTATCTGCCGAAGAAGAGTTTGCAATCACTGCACTCCAAGGTAATATCTCTGCGACTGAACTCTCAGTGATTGGTATGAAGGGTGTGATTGGTGGTGAGGCAGTTGAGTTTACATCTCCTGTCTATATGGGGCCAATGGGTGCCACACCATTTACTTCGGGTGCATCTTTCTATGGTTCATTCCACGGACAGGCACTAGAAGCAATCAAATCTAACTATGCATACAAAGCAGAGAATGCCAAGACTTCCGAGAAAGCAAGTAAGGAAAGTCCGGGACAACCAAGTGGTGGTGCCCCAGAAGTACCTACCAATATGGAAAGTCTTACCCCTGTTAAACCAGTACCAATTTGTGATGCGGTTTCGGGTATACTATCTGATGGACATCTTTCTATCCGTGCAGTTTCCATCGATCCACTTGATGCATTGAGAAACTCGTTATTATTACGAGACGATTATGCAGGGTTGTTCGAGAAAGATCCAACCATTGATGAGATTAGATCAACGTTAAGAGATATAGCAAACCGAACAATTACGAATGAAGAAGGTAATAAGTTCGTTGATATACTAATACAGAACGAAGTGATAAGTGCCCAATGGGAAGCACCATTACCATTTAAGATAGGTCGTGTTGCAAAAGGAACTGCTACAACTCCAACATTCGGATACACCGCATTAGGTAACTCAATAGACCATAGAGGAAAGATATTCAAATGATAGTTTTACCTGACCAGAAGTTCAACCCTAACTTCCAAGACATAATATTGTCTAGTACGAAACTAGCACCGGGAGTTTCACTTGCTAAGTTCCTTGGCACCAAAGGCAACCCATGTAGTTTGACAACCGTACCCAAGTATCAGAATGACCAGACAGAACGGAAACAACTAGCACGGAACCTATACCTCCACGCAGAACTGTTCCGTAGTGTTAATGGTAATACTGATATGTTCAAGGACGTTCGTTTGATTGTGACCGAAGGTGTCTACCGTGGTGGCCCAATAGAAACAGTTGCAGGTGATAACCTCACTAAGCAAGAAGGTCGATTGGTAGTATATAAAGTAGTGGGAGAAGACGGAAAGATCGATTATGAGAGAACGTTTGATCTAGCAGTGTTTTGGAAAGACTACATGAACTATGATAAACTCTCATTAGAATACGATATGTGGAATCCCAATGGTGTACTGAATGCGCAGATTGCAGTCGAAACACCCAAGGTACCAGAGTCTTTTGATGTATCATTTGGTGGTAAAGTACAGACTAACTTTAATGGGTCGCTTTTATCGGCAGATGAACTCACAGAAGTTCTAGAAGATGTATAAATAGAACTATAAGAATTTTAGGATAGTAAGATGGCAAGAGCATTCTCAGTAGAAGACGGTAAACTTGATAACCAAGTCACGTTAAACGCTACAAACAATCGCGAGTACATAGACATTGATATGTCTTTCTCTGCGAAACCGACTGGTGACATTTATAAAAAGAATGCTGTGGCGGCAGTTAAGCAGTCACTCAAGAACCTATTAATGACAGCACGAACCGAGAAACCATTCCAAGCATACTTTGGATGTAATCTTAATTCGTATTTGTTTGAACTTGCAGACGCAGGAACAGTAGGTGAGATCAAGATTGCTATCCGAGAGAATGTAAGAGTGTATGAACCAAGGGTCGATCATAAGAAATTGGTCATCCGATGTGTATTGTCTCCAGACGATAACACACTTACAATAACATTAGTTTTTAACGTATTGAATTCTGGCGAACAATCAGAGTTCACAACACGACTGAATAGGTTACGATAATGGCAACAACAATACACAGTTCTTCTTTAGACTTCACAGCGATAAAGAATAATTTAAAGACATATTTACAGCAACAGTCTGAGTTTAAAGACTACGACTTTGAAGCGGCAGGTCTTTCAAATATTCTTGATGTGTTGGCATACAACACGCACATGAATGGACTGACTGCCAACTTTGCCTTGAACGAATCGTTCTTGAATACTGCACAGTTGAGATCCAGTGTTGTGTCACACGCAGAGACTTTGGGTTATGTTCCTGCGTCTAAGAGTGCCGCACAAGCGACAGTCAACCTATCCTTTAACATTGGTATCGACCAAGAAGATGTACCTGAGAAATTACAGGTATCTTCTGGTTATAAGTTTACCTCTTCTGTTAACGATGCGTCATATACATTCCAGACTCAAGAGTTAATCGAAGCAACAAACGATGGTAATAACTTCTTCCAATTCCAAACACTAGAGGGATCCACAGAGATTCCTGTCTTCGAAGGTATTGCTAAGACTAAGACTTTCTTCGCAGGTGAAGATGCCGAAGGTACGTTGTATATAATCCCAGATATAAACATGGATCGATCTACTGCTGTAGTAAAGGTATATGAGAGCGCAACTTCTGGTGACTTTACCTCTTACATTAACCTAGAGGTCGCAACTAACATTGACGTAACAACTCCTGCTTATATCCTCAAGGAAGCACCTAATGGATACTATGAGTTGTCGTTCGGTAATGGTTCTACTTTAGGTGCAGTACCTACCGCAGGTTCTAAGGTCACAATAGAATACTTATCAGTAGATGGTTCTAATGCCAACGGTGCAAGATTGTTCGAACCAGTTAATACTATCGAAGTAACTGAACCCACAAGTGGTATCGGTCTCGAACGATTACCTGTCGTATCTACTACTAACCGATCAGTCGGTGGTTCTGCCAAAGAGTCACTCGCATCTATTCGTAAGAACTCTCCTTATCGCTATGCCACACAGAACAGAATGGTAACCCATGCTGACTATGCATCATTAGTACTTCGTACATACGGTGCATTGATTGATGACATCATTGCGTGGGGTGGAGAAGATAACCTAGTACCAGAGTATGGTATAGCATTCCTCTCTATCAAGTTCAAGTCAGACGTAACTGACAGTCTCAAAGAAGTAACTAAAGACAACATCCGTGTGTTGGTTGATCAATTGTCAATTGCCTCCTTTGGATTGAAGTATACAGATCCAGTAGTAACTTTTATTGAAAACAATGTGTTCTTTCAGTATAACCCAGATTACACTAACTTGTCAATCAATGCTTTACAGGAATCTGTAAGAAACGTGATGACTAGTTACTATACGACTAACACTGGTAAGTTCGGACAAGCATTCAGACGTTCGCAACTACTCGCATTGATTGATGACGTGAGTCCTGCTATCCTATCTTCTCGTGCAGATGTTAGTATGCAACAACGTTTCACCCCCTCTGGTGGCGTAGAAGGTAACTTCAGTTTTGACTTCCCGACTCAAATATCTAATCCTCTGATTGATCAGAAGGTTATTACGTCTTCGGTATTCAAAAAGACTACTGCCAAAGGATTATTGAACTGTCAGATAGTAAACAAAGAGACAAAGAACATCGTAACGATTGATACACTAACATCGAACGTAGTTGTTGTTGGTAAAGTTAATACAGTTACTACTGCCGCACTTGGCGAGAATAATATAACTACCACGTCCTCTAGTACTCAAGAAGTTCAACAAGGTCTAGTATTACAGATCATTGATACTGGTACAGGTGATGTTGTTATAGACAACGTAGGATACTATGTTCCCGGAGCAGGTATAGTGCATCTAGTAGGATTCAAAGCAGACGAATCTACTGAGATCAAGATGAGCGTAATACCTGCCAACCAGAGTGCGATAGTACCAAATAGAGAATACATTCTCGAATACGATAACACTAGACTAAGTGCTAAAGGTCTGCGTACTACAGCGAGTAACTAATGCCAAAGAATACTATCTTAGATAAAACATTAGTAGACACGAATAGACGTGACATCAATCTTCGGGAACCCCAAGTTGAGTCCGTCTTACCCGATCATATTCTAGCAGAGTATCCGAAGTTTGTCTCGTTTCTAAAACACTACTATGACTTTGAGTCACAGAATACATCCTTAACTCGTTTCTTAAACAATATGTTCGAGACGAGGGATGTCACACAGACTGACAAAGATCTACTAAGTTATTTCGAAGACGAGTATCTATTAGGTCAGAACTACTTCAAAGGTTTCGTAGATAAGAGGACTGCTGTTAAGTACTCTAGTTATCTCTATAGAACCAAGGGTACTAGATACTCTATACAACAATTCTTCAAGACATTCTTTGACATTGAACCAGATGTGGTGTATACTAAACAATATATATTTACATTAAATGAATCAAAGGTAGGTGCAGAATCATCTAGATTTCTCACCGACAACAAATTATATCAAACCTTTGCTGTACAGATTAGATCAGAATTATCTATCGCACAGTGGAGAGATGCCTATAAGTTGATCGTTCATCCCGCAGGAATGTATCTTGGTGGACTTACACAGATCGTAGGTGCCGCAGGATTCGATAATGCTCAGTACGATCCGGGCGAAGCAATTAAACCACCAATCGTATTGGAAGGTCAGGCAGGATTCGAGAATCTGGCGTTCGAGCAGAACACCGCACTATTCGACTTTGGTATAACAAGTGACGCAGGTGCCGTATTGAAATTCAGAACTAGATTGGGTAGTAGCGCAGGTAAGGCACAAGATAGTGCAGATCTTGCACTAGGTATTCCACGCGGTAATGATTGGTCAGATCTTGAGAATCTTACTGTCGATAACCTTGACAGAATGTATTCTAGTCTTGGTGAGTACCTCACTCCAGATAGTCCAACGTTGGATGATGATAGTGATGGATCAACATTGTACAGTGGATTCGACTTATCTTCTAGCGAACTGATCGACCAAGAGACATTCACTTGGAACCCTGCTGTGACTAGGTTCGACTCTGATAACTCTGCATTGCTAGTTACAGATACAATAAATAGAGGAGCAATACGCTCCGTAGGCGATTCTGATTCTGAGATATCTTTGCGTGAGATAATCAGAAGAGGGATGTAAATAATAGTATAAATAGAAGTAATAATATTCGGGAAGTAAGATGACTAGACAAGTATTAAACAGAGGAACGATTGCGAATGATGGCACAGGCGATACGCTTCGCGGTGCCGCATTAAAGATCGAACAGAACATTATCGAGATCTACAATAAGTTAGGTGACGGTGATGCACTGACTCCTCTTATTGACTTTGACTCCAGTGGAATTATATTTAAAGATTCCGCAGGTGGATCATTCTCGTCTCGAATTGGTGTTGTTGCTCCGACTGCTAGTAACCTAATCTATGTCCCGAATGCTTCGGGTCAGTTGGTTATGGATGCCGCAACTCAGACACTCACCAATAAGACTCTGACTAGTGCGGTTCTTACCACTCCTCAGATCAACGACACTAGTGCTAATCACCAGTATGTTGTTGCAGTAAGTGAACTTGCCGCAGACAGGACAGTCACACTCCCATTGTTGGGTGCCGCAGATGAGTTTACATTCAATAGTCATACACAGACACTTGTTAACAAGACACTTACTGCTCCACGAATAGATAATATTCGTATGGGTGACGGTGATGGTATACTTGATAGTGCAGGTAACGAACAACTATTATTTGTTGCAGACTCCTCTTCTCCAGTTAACTATCTTCGCATTACAAGTGGACGTACCAATGTTGCACCGATACTTAAAGCAGTAGGCGAATCTACTACTTCATTGTCATTGCAAGGATCTGGTAATGGTGCTGTACAGATTGACTCTAAACTTGTTCTTAAAACACAAAGTGTGAGTGGTGCAGGTGCGTTAAGTGTTAATGTTCCAGTATCAATTATCGTGAATAATTCTGGTGCAGATTATACTCTACCCAATGGTACTCAGACTGGTGAAGTGAAGTATATAACCAACACAAAGAATGTCAATGCCGTTATCAAACCAACATCATCTAACATTGGTTCAGTTTCTACTATAACATTGACACAAAATGACTCAGTAATGCTTATGTGGTTCACCAACCAATGGGCAATAATAAATACATATGGTGCGTCTACTGGATCCTCTGATCCGGCAGTTGCGTAACAACATAAATTAGGAATAGATAAATGCCAGTAGTAACCGATACATTTAAAAAACAAGTCTTGGATGATCTCCTTGCCGATCAAGTCAGTGCGTCCATAAGATATTATGCCGCAATTGGTAGATCAGAAGACTGGAACGATTCGGATGTGGCAACTGTTCCTACGAATGATGCCGCAAGTGCGCGAGATGCTCGTGGTGGTTTCCAATCACTCAAACTTATTGAGGATGCCTCTTATGTCATTCCTCGTAGAATCTGGATTGCTAACCTGATCTATTCTGCCTTTGATGACAATGATGTTGGGTTCCCAGTGAATCCCTTCTATGCTATCAACGCTAACAACGAGATCTACGTTTGTTTGGAGCAGGGTAAGAAGCAGGATGGTACCTCTCAGTTGTCTACTATTCAACCTACAGGTAATACTATTGGTTCTCCTTTCCGTACTGCGGATGGATACACTTGGAAATTCCTATACTCTATTGGTGCATTGAGAGCAGACAAGTTCTTATCCTCTGCATATCAACCAGTACGGTATGTTGCCTCAACTGACTCAGACAGTCCTGCCGAAGATCTTCAACAAGAGATCGTACAGAACAATGCAATTCCGGGACAGATCTTAGGATACGCAATCACCAACGGTGGTACTGGTTATACTTCTACTCCTACAGTAAGCATTATCGGTAACGGTACTAACGCAAGAGCATATGCAGTTAAGTCTGGTGAAGTAATCATCGACATTAAAGTTGTAGCAGATAGTTCTGGCAACTCTAGTGCGTCTTACTTCGGTAAAGACTATGACTATGCTAACGTAGTTATTACTGGTGGTGGCGGTGACTCGTGTACTGCACGTCCTATTATAGGACAACGTGATGGTATCGGTGCTAACCCAGTAATTGATCTTAAATCAAATGGTATGATGTTTAATACAAAACCAGAAGGAATAGAAGGTGGTGACTTTGTTACAGGTGATGAGATCTTCCGTCAAGTATCACTCGTTCGTAATCCTCGTGTTGACTCTGCAAATGGGACTCTTCTCACTTCTACCACCGCTAGGGTCTTAGACAAGATTCGATTCAACTCTGGTGCGTTCTTGAAGTCTACTGTACAGAAGTCTACCATTAGTGGTGCGACCTCTGGTGCTACAGCAATTCTTGATGACACAAATGATTCGGATACTGTATGGTATCACCAGAATACAATAACAGGATTTACACCTTTCGCAGTAGGAGAAACTGTGTCGGTAGTTGGTAATGCATCTATCACTGGAGTTATTGCCGCAAAGACTCAGGGCGAAGCAGATCCTTACTCTGGAGATCTCCTATATATAGATAACCGATCACCAGTAACACGATCTACCGACCAAACCGAAGACTTGAAAATAGTAATCACTATCTAGGATTAAGAAATGCCAAATACGTTTACAGAACAGACAATGAGATCGACCTATAAGGACGATTATAAAGATAGTGATAATTACTCACAGATCTTATTCAACGCAGGTCGTGCGCTTCAAGCGCGTGAACTTACGCAGATGCAGACTATCATCCAGAAAGAAATCCAACGGTTTGCTAATAATGTATACACCAAAGACGGTGTGGCAACTCAGACTGGTGGTATAACTGTTCAGAACTGGCAGTTTGCCAAGATCTCGAATGATGCGAACAACACGTTCGATACTACTGATAACCTTAACGGTGTTGTCCTTACTGGTTCACAGTCTAGCATTAAGGTAAAGGTTTACCGTGCAGTCGCGGCAACTGGTACTGATCCAGATACAATCTACATTCAGTATCTAGAAGATCCTACTGCTCGTAGTCCTGCTACTACTTTCCTAGAACCTGCTCGTGTAACTCCGGGAGAAGTTCTTTCTAATGGATCGAACATCAACCTGACAGTACAGACTACTAACACAACTGCAAACCCTGCTATTGGTACTGCGTGTGCGGTAGAAGTCGGTTCTTCTGAATTCTATGTTAAAGGACACTTTGTATTTACACCAAAGCAAGAGTTGATCGTATCTAAGTATTCGGCAGATGCAACGGCAGACATTGGTTATAAGATTGTACAAGATGTTGTTACTGTATCTGATACAGATGACTTATATGATAACCAGAATGCAACTCCTAACCGTTCAAGTCCCGGTGCTGATAGACTACGAATCAGACTTACTTTGGCAAAACGATCATCATTGGTCGCAGGTGAGACCTTCGTATACTATGCTACTATGTTCCGTGGTGTTATGGAGAACGAAGTAACTCAGAAAGAAAACTATGGTTTCCATGATCATGTCGCTACACGCGTCCGTGAGATTCATGGTGACTTCATTACAAAATATTGGAAGATTGGTATTGCTCCAGACGCAAAGAGTACAACCAACTTCATCATGCGAGTAGATCCGGGAACTGCATATATTGACGGTCACCGTATTGCTACTAAGCAAACTCAAAGTCTTATTGTTCCTCGTGCTACTGATACTATTGTTCGTGAAGAAGATCAGGTTGGTGTTGACTACGGCAACTACTTCTACTTCAACGATGGTGTTGGTATGTTGGATATCGATGTCTGTGAAGCAGTTAACCTTTATAAGGGTACGGGAGGTCAAGACTCAGTAATTGGTACTGCTAACATTCGTGCAATCACCGAAGGTGCTTCGGGCACAAGAGTAGGTGGAAACTCTTACGATAGCGTACCTGCATTTAAGGCACACTTATTCAATATCAATCGTACTAACTTTAACTGGTCACTTGCAGACGTTTCGTCTATCAAGTCTGTTGCAAACACTCATTATGTCAATACTGTTAAGACAACTAATAGTAACAATTTGATTAACAGTGCGGCACTACTTCACGAACCAAAGAAGAATGCTTTAATCTTTGATACGCCTTTGCGTAGACCAAAGAACTTCTCTGATGTCACTATGACATTTATGAAGAAGTATAACTTCACTTCTAGTGGTACCACTCACTTGATTAATCTAACTGATGCAGGTGAATCATTCGTTCGTGCTAGTGATGTGATTGTCGCATCTACTACAGATTTTAATCCGAACGGTGTATCTGCCGCGATCTCTACCGCAGGTAATAAGAGAATAACTTTCTCTGGTCTTACTGGTAGTGTCGCATACGAAGTTATCGTATTCATTAAGAAGACTAATGCTACTGTTAAGTCCAAGACCCTAACGTCTGCGACTGTTACTGCCGCATTGGATTCTGATGGTCAAGGTCGTTACTTCTTAGATCTTGGTCAATCAGATGTCTATAGTGTTGAACGTATTCGTAAGACTAACTCCGATGGATCAGATCTCTTTACTAACTTCTTGTTTGATGCAGGTAACCGTACTACTCACCAAGCAGATGGTAAGTTAATCTGGTCTGGTGGTGGTCTTGATAATTCTACAGATGGTCAAGTCTTTGCTCGATACAAGTACTTCGCAAACTCTACCGCAGGTTCATTCTTTGCAGTCAACTCTTATGATGGTCAGTTAGACTATCTTGATGTTCCTGCTCAGAAACTACCTACTGGCGGCAAGGTATCTTTGCGTGACGCAATCGACTTCCGTCCTTCAATGAACGGTTCTGGTGCGTTTACTGCAACTGATGTGCCACCTTTACCAGTACCATCCGATACAATTATCGCAGATGCCGAATACTACTTGCCTCGTGCAGACCGTTTGGTTATCTCAGACAAGAGCGAACTACGTTATATTACTGGTTCATCTTCTCTTAATCCTAAGTTCCCTGACATTCCAGTGGATTGTATTGATCTTTATAAGGTTAAGTTAGGGGCGAACACTCTACACACCCAAGATCTCAAATCAACTATTATCCCTCGTAAGGGATATACGATGCAAGACATCAACAAGTTGGAACAGAAAGTTGATCGTCTAGAAGAGATGACTACACTTTCATTACTTGAGTTGAACACTAAGTTCTTGCAGGTATTAGATAGTTCTGGTCAAGATCGTTCTAAGGCAGGTTTCTTTGTAGATAACTTCTCTAACCATTCCCACACTTCGATAGGGACTCATGTTGGTGGCGGTGGTAAGTCTTCGATTGATCCCCATGCTAAATTGATGCGTCCTACTTACTCAGAAGATGCTATCGATATGTACTATGATAGTAATCACTCTCTACAGTTAAACACTGTTAAGCAAGGCGATTTCGTTACACTAAACTACTCTACGGTTGGATACCAGTCACAAGAACTTGCATCTAATACAGAGAACCTTGCACCATTCTATGTGCAGACTTCTATTGGCGCATTGTCAATATCTCCTGAAACTGATAACTGGTTTGATACGCAGAAAGTTGGTGAGACTGTTGTAGGTACCGCAACCGAACTAGACTTAACCCATGCTTTATCTTGGAACAACTCTGAGAACTCTTGGTATGGTGTTGATCCTAGTGAACTGGATGTTGGTGATGCTTCTAACTCATTCATCTCTGGTACTTCTACTCAGGTTACTCACGATTCATTAGACCCAATCCTCATTGGTACTCAGGCAACTGAGTCACTAGGTGAGTGGGTTAAAGTTGGTAACGTAACTGATGTCGAAACACTGTTTACCGAGACAGTAGAAATCTCTAGGGAACGTGAAGAAGAAATCTCACGAACTGTTATCGATTCATATTGGCAAGCATTCTCAGACGGCACTTGGGAAGATTACTGGGGCGACTGGGACGGTCACTGGGATGACGTGAACTGGGGTGCAGGATATGGCGTAGGCACTAACTTCTGGGGAGGCGACTTTGGTCTAGGTGGAGGTAGTTACAGTGGCGGTGGTTTTTATGGTTGGGGTGATTTCGACTGGTCATTCGAAGAAATCACTACAGATATGTGGGATGTTATTACTTCCGAAACAAGAGAGACTGTACGGACTGCTAACACTTCTACATACGAGACTACTCGTACAATCAATACAGAGAATACCTACGAAGGTACTGTAGAGACAACTACTGCCACAAGCACTTCAAGCACAGTAAACCGTGTTGCAAGTGAGTCAACTATTCGAGACATTATTGGTAGTCGAATCGTAGATGTTGCAGTTATACCATTCATGCGTCCTATTAGAATCAACTTCAAAGCAGAAGGACTTCGTGCTAACACACAGTACTTCCCATTCTTTGACGGTGAGAACGTATCTACTTTCTGTAGAGAAGAGACTGTATACCAAACTTATGGTGACAAGTCTTATACTCTTGCACAAGGTGTTGAGGATGATGAGGGGACTCAACGTCCTACTCAGGATCACTCACAAGGAAAGACTAACTTAGTTGCCAATGGAGACGGTGAGATCATAGGTTCTTTCGAAGTTCCTAATGGTACTCATATGAGATTCAAGACTGGTAGTCGAACATTTGCGATGTATGATGTTAATGCTTCGGATCGTAACTCTTCAATGTCTTTTTGTGAGACAGTATTTACTTCGGCAGGTGTTTTGAACAAGACCGAAGATAACGTACAAGTAACTCGCATACTCAAGATTGTTGGTGGATCGACTGTTTCGGTCGAAACCACTACGGCAGTTGAGAATACAGTATGGACAGAAAGTGTTGTAACTACCGAGACTGCCACCGATGTTAGATCAACATCTACTACTACTGTAATTGCAGGGGATCAGTCAACTACTCGTGAACACGTTGATCAGACTGTCGTAGTAGACTACGGTTGGGGAACTTATCCAGTAGATCATACTACTGACACAGTAACTCCTCCCGGTGGTTCTGGTACACCAGAAACTCAACCTGCCGCAGAAGTTCCTGCCAGAAATAGAGGTAAGGGCAATCGAGGAATGCAAGATGGTGGCGCAAGATATGTCGATCCTATTGCACAGACTTTCCAAGTACTAGAAGCAGGTGGTATCTTCATGCCTAGTGCTGAAGTATACTTTGCAACTAAGGGTAGCACTTCGGTAAGATGTGAGATTCGTCCTGCTGTTCAAGGAAAACCTTCTTCTACTTCTATCTTGGCATTCAAGGTTCTTAAAGCAAGTCAAGTTAACTTGGTATCGGCAGGTTCTACAAACAAAGAGATGCTACAAAACTCTACTAAGTTTATATTTGACAACCCTCTGTTCCTTGCTCCGGGAGAATACTCAATTGTATTAATTCCTACAGACAACAACCCAGACTATAATGTCTATGTTGGTACTGTTGGTGAGTTCCAGTTGGGATCAAGTACTTCGTTTATATCACAACAACCGACTCTGGGTGGATTCTTTAAATCTCAGAACGGTAAGTTATGGGAACCATCTAGTGACATTGACTTATGTTACAGACTTAACTGTTGTCAGTTTGTTAGTAGCGGTAATGCGATATTTGAGAACAGTAATGTATCACCACAAGCACTAGGCAAAGACCCATTACTTGTTGACTCAGGTAGTAACGTTCGAGTAATGTTACAGGGTCATGGTTTACGCGCAGGTGATATGACTTGGATTCGTGGTATTGACTCCGCAACTAACTTTGGTAATGGTCTTACTGGTGCTGATGTAATTGGCCCTAGAACAGTCATCCAAGCAGATAACTCTGGTTACACATATGCCGCAGATGCTAACGTAACTTCTCGTAAGTGGTTCGGTGGTTCTTCTGTGACTTCACAACGTAACATTAACTTTGACAGACTCAAACCAATAATGAACTTAACTCAACCTTCTTCGACTAACATTACGTTGTCTATGAAGACTACTAGTCAATCTGCTCTGGCAGGTGATCAGATTAGGTTCGTAAAAGATAGTAAGTTTAGTATTGTTGAGAACAACAAATGGATTGAGTTTGCTCAACCAAAAGCAATATACAATAGACGTACCGAGAACTTGACTGGTGCAGGTAAGTTAGCAGGTGAGAGATCTTCTACTCTACAGGTTACTATGGCAACGACTAACCCATTCCTATCTCCAGTACTTGATCTGGAAGGAATGAGTCTGAATGCTTGTGCTAACTTGATATCTAAACAAGACTCTGCCGCAACTGTCGGTTACAATGTTCCGTTAACTTATGTATCAGAGAGATCACCTCTCAACGGTACCGAATCTGCGAAGCATATAACTAAGGTTACTACTCTAACAGATGCCGCAGTTGGTCTCAAGATATTACTTGCCGCTAACCGTCCTCCTGAGTCTGACTTCCAGATTTACTGGAGAGTGGCGAGTGGTTCAGATCCTATCCAGAAGATGGCATGGACTATTGCACCTGCCGAAGTATCTCCACAACCAGATACGAACAAGAACGTGTTCCGTGAGTATCGTTACCTAGTAGGTGGTGAAGGTGGTACTATGAATCCATTTACTCAGTTCCAAGTCAAGATTGTTATGCGATCTACTAACAGTGCGAAATGTCCTACCTTCCGTGACTTACGCATAATGGCATTGGCAACATAATGAAACGCACATTGACTGCTGTAAAAGATGAACCCGATTTTGCCAGAGATGGTGAGTCGGGTGGCATTATTAATATAAATAGAACTGAGATACAGAATGCTAAAGAACGGAAGAAGAACCGCCAAGCAAAACTTGCGGATGAAAAGAATCTGAAGGATAAGGTAAGTAATCTCGAAAATGATATGCGAGATATCAAATCCTTACTTTCACAACTAGTAGAGAAACTATAGATGTCAAGACCATTTACTAAATTATCAGACTCGTTTAAGATATTACGAGACAACCTGAATACGACATCGTATAACGTTGGCGATCCAGATAACTTACTTACTTATGGTGACAGTGATGTTGTCATGGCAATCAATGAGATCGAAAGAGTCTTTGATGCTTCGGCAGGTGAAATATTATATCCTACTGGTAATGCACTACAGGGCGAAACCCAAACACGACTATTGATTAGTACTGCACAAGCAAGTGGTACTGATATCCAATTTAATGTCGGAGCAAACTTCAACGTCAATGCAGTGGGTGATATTAACCTAGATGCAGGTGGAGCGAACATCAACTTCCTTGATGATTCGGTTGCGCGTTTCAACTTTACATTAGGTGCAACTAACGTAGTAGACGTTACTGGTATCCTTGACCTTAATATTTCGAGTAACCTAGATGCAGATATTGCAGGTAACTCAGTACTTACGACCACTGGATCCCAAACCCAAGAGGGCACAACCCTTAACCTAGACTTCTCTGGTGATATCACCTTAGACGCTGATGGTAACGACATCATATTTAAGAATGGTGCAGGTGGTGATCAAGTAACGCATACTCTTCTCGACAATGCAAAGTACACTATTGCCGCACCTGATGACTACACTATTGATGCTGTAGGGGATATAGTACTTGATGCAGGTGGAGACAATATAACACTGAAGGATGCAGGTACTACTCGTATCGGTTATACCCTTGGTGCTACAAACACTATTGCGACTACTGGCAACTTAACAAACAATACGTCTGGTGCAGTAGTTGATTCTGCCGCATCATACACAGGTACATTCACTGGTGCATATGCTACTACCGCAGGTGGTAATCAAACTGCCACAGTGGGTGGTAACTATGTCCTAGATGCAAACGGTGACATAACCCTAGACGCGAACGGTAATGATATTATCCTTCGTGATGGTGCCAGTGACCGAATCAAACACACACTTGGTGCTACTAACACTACTGCCGTGACAGGTAACTATACTGTCGATGCGTCTGGAGACATTGTTCTCGATGCAGGTGGTAATGACTTAGACATTAAAGGTGCAGGTACTACTCGTTTCGCATATGGTCTTGGTACTAGTAACACAATAGATGTTACAGGAAACTTAACACAGACTATTGCAGGTGCTTATTCAGATAGTGCTACTGGTGCTTATCATATTGGTGCTACTGGCGCACTTGACATTGTTAGCGCGTCAACTTTAGTAACTAGTTCTAAGGCACAGACCCACACATCTAACGGTGCATATAACGTCAATGTAACAGGTGCCGCTAAGATTGCCGCATCAACTACTATCACATTAGACGCGGCAGGGGATATTATCCTTGACGCGGCAGGTGATGACGTAATCCTTAAAGATGCAGGGACAGAGTACGGAAGATTCAAACACGCAGGTGACAGTCAATTAGGTATCTACTCTAATGGTATCCTGACTGCAACACTGAATGACTCAGACATTGTATTCAACAACGATGTTAACATTGAGAATGATCTTGATGTAGACCGTGACTTGAATGTTGATCGTAACACTACCTTAAATGGTAATGTTGATCTGGGTAATGCTACTGGAGATACTATCTCTTTCCTTGGTCGTGTTGATACAAACATCGTACCAAGCACAGACGGTACTCGTGACCTTGGTTCTGCCTCACTAGAGATGCGACATGGTTTCTTCGATGGAACAGTAACTACTGATAGTCTTGTCACAGACAGTGCAGACATTGCTAACTTTAATGTTGTTTCCAATACAATAAGTAATCCTAATGCAGTGACCCTAGATGGTGGTAATGCCATTAACCTAGACACTCATACTGGTTCTTTGACAATGAAGAAAGCAGGGACTACTCGTCTTGCATATACTCTTGCCGCGAACAACGTATTAAATGCGACTGGTAGTTTGACTACTAATGCTACTACCCTGATAAAGGACTCTGCCACTACTAGTCACACAACTGTAGCAGGTACTTCGATAGTACATACCGCAGGTACCACACTGACTAATACGTCTGGTGGCGCAATGCAACAAACGTCTGGTGGAAACTGGACTGCGACTGTAACAGGTGCCGCTAAGATAGACGCATCAACTACCATTACATTAGATGCGAATGGAGACATTGTTCTTGATGCTAATGGTGGTGACGTATATCTCAAAGACAACGGTACTCAGTTTGGTCGATTCCAAAACAGTAGCAATCAATTAGATATATACTCTGGGACTACACTTGCAGTAGCAATGGACGCAAGCAAAGTAGAGATTCATGGTCGCGCATTCTTCGTAGACAGTGGCGTGAATACTGTGGCACAGAACATAGCAGGTTCTATCAATGAGATACATACTCAGTTAGATTCGGCAGTATCAGAGATCCTTGTTAACAAGGGAAACATTGCTACTAATGATGCAGAACTTGCAGTTCATCTTTCAAGACTCGATTCTGATAGTACTCAGTTGGCATTTAACATTGGAAGACTGGATTCTGATAGTACTCAGTTGGCAGTTAACATTGGAAGACTTGATTCTGATGCTACTTTCTTGCAATCTAACCTTGGTAGGATTGATACCAACTCAGCAAACATAGCGACTAACGTAAGTAACATTACTGCTGTCAATACTTTGGTAGGAACTCTGAATACATTAGATTCTTCTGCTCCGGGCGGTTTCTTCAAAGGTATAAATAATGATAGTATCGTTAAAGCGTTAAATGAACTGGCAACTAGAACTGTCCTTATCTATGACGAAAGCGGTACTCTTCTAAACTAAGTAGGAAAGAGAATGTCGAATAATAAGACATTACCGTTAAAGTTAAAAGACAGTGATGGTAATCTCCAACAGATCAGTGCAACGGAGAAGAACTATGTTGCCTACCTTGCAGGACTACAGAACGCGCAAGCGGATAGTAGTGATGTAGGTCTTCTCACGCTTGCCTCTAGTGGAAACCGAGGAATCGGTTCCACCCTAGACACCTACTACCCAGAACCAGTAGGTACGCATCCTTACGACCAAGTTTCGGTAATCAGTAGCACAAAGAACCTGTTCCAGATTAATGGTACGGCAAGCGAAGCAGATAGTGACTTCCGTCTACCCATTGCTCATTTCGGGGCGCACGTTTACGAACAACCTGCTTCGAACTTCAATGCCTTTAGTGATGAGATCAATGTTCGTATTGCTCTATCGGACTATCCGGGATCTTTAAAATTATCTCCAACTGCTCCTAGTTCTGACTATAGCATACTAGTACCTTCTGTCCTGTTAGATAAACGTGCAGACTCCGCAGGTAATGCGATTATCATTAACGATTACTCTATCTGGCGTAGAGATACAATGACTGCACCTAGTGCTATCCTTGATAGTAAAGGTGGCATATCAAGTCTTGCAGGTATTAAGAGATCCAATGGAGACTCTGGTACATTCCAAGGTATACAGAAATTAACTGACAGGCAGATCCAAGTATCTGTTGGTCAACGCGCAAAGACTAGACGTGCTATCAGTGGCAACGTTGGTTCATACGAACTTCGTACTGCTTCGCAAGGTGCCCCTGCCACAGGTACTTGGGCATCTAAGGGTACTGCAACAAACACTATTCGACTGGTGGGTGAAGAACAGTACACAAGAACTAGTACTCGATCTCGTGGTTCGGCATATGCAAGAACTCGTGTAGGTAACTATACAAGAAATTCTACTCGTAATGACCCACAGAACTTTGCAGGTAATTATGGAACTACCTATGTAGGTAACTACACCCGAACATTTGCAGGTAACTACACTGGTGACTTCACTGGTGACTATACTCGTGGGTTCGTAGGTAACTATACTCGTGTTTTTGCAGGTGACTATGTTGGTGACTTCATTGGTAATTATACTGGCGATTATTCTCGTAACTTCACACGCAACCGCGCATCTACATTTAACCGCACTAGGGCGAGTACTTACGCAGGTAATTATACAGGCAACTATGCCAGAAACTTTGCGCGTACTCGCGTCTCAAACTATATTCGTGGTCGTGTATCAACCTATCAACGTGGGTTCGCAGGAAACTATACTCGTATAATAGCAGACCAATACGCAGGTAACTTCGTTGGTAACTATGCTCGTACTGGTATTGTTTCTAGAATAAGTACCTATACACGAACTCGTATTCAAAATAGAGTATCAAACTACGCTCGTGCATTCATCGGTAATTATGTTGGTGGTTCTGATGGTGGTACTACATATGGTACGGAAACCGCATATGGCAGAACTTCAACCAGAACAAGTTCCCAAACATTTACTGGTGAGTATGCTAGACAGTACCTCCGAACTCGTGTATCTAACTATTCTCGTAACTTTGGTGGTAACTTTGCTCGTAACTATTCTCGCGGATTCATAGGTGACTACACTCGC